GTCTCATAGAAGCTTCGGCATGCAACGGCGTTAGCGCTCTGCTCAGTCGCTAAGTTTCCGATCATGCTTGAGACGCCAAGATGCCTTAAGGCCTGATTGCAAATGTCAGTGCTCGATGCCATTTAAAACTCCCGACCGTTATTAGGCGGCAAAGGAAAAGAGGGCGGGGCCTATTGCTCACCCCGCCCATTAAGATCAGATCACTTCCTCATCAGAAGCACTCTCAACCTTGGGCTTCGCAGGGCGGGAAGCCTTGGCTGGTTTACGGAACTCGGTCTCATCAACTTCATCCGCTTTAACCATCCAGAACGGTGAGAATTGTTTCTCGGCAGGAATCACGACGGCTTTGCCGTCCTTATCCTTCCCCTTGCGATCGACGAGAGTGAACTCTTCACCCTCTCGGACTCGCCGGTGATTGTGGTAACCCATCTTTGTCGCTATCACTCGCATGACCTACTCCTTACGAGATTGTGATGTTGTCAGCGTATGCTTTGTACTTATCAACCATCGAGAGCGGCAGGAGGTCTGCTGTTACCGTGATGCTGGGGCTAGTGCCGCCGACATTGTAGTAAACGCGCAGATAGCGCTCAACCGCAGCACCAACCGGAACCGGCAAGATGTGCTTTGAACCAGCGGTCAAAGCAGCATAGCCGATCGATTGAACAACGAGATCAGTAGCAGATGAGAAGCCGCTGTTGTCGTCGGTCTCGATCTGAAACTCATAGGTCTCGTCGGTCGTTGTGCCGTCGGCTGCAACGTCAACAGTCAAAACGACAGCGAGAGGTTCGCCATCGAATAGGTTGCGTGCGACGCCAAGGTCGATGATGTTTGTGGAACCTGCGTCAGCCGTAACAGCCTGCGCATCCGAAAAGCGATGTTGTGCATCAATAAACATTTTAAACTCCTTTTATTTCGTTACGCGACCGCTGCTTCTGTTTCGAGAAGGGCGTCGACGATTTTGATTGGGATGCCACGGAATGTCGGAACAGAGACGCCATCGACGTCTTTGTAAACAAGTCCGCCGCCAGAGATCACGTCGTCGCGACGTTGGATGTCGAGCATTTGGAAAACTGTGCGGTTCATGTAGAACACGGGTTTTCCCATCTTCATGTTCGGAAGACGGTGAACCGCCTTGATCATGAGCTCGATCAGATCCGCAGCCGACGATTTCGCAACGAGGTTCGAAATGTCGATGTTCGGGATGCGAACAACATGGCGCCAGTCGCGAAGCGCAACGCCACACTTCCAAGTCCACTGATCTTGGAAGGCGCGCATGCGCGTGCCGCCAATACCTGCCGACGTTTCAATTGTCTGCTCGCCGTGATCAGCATGCGACAAACCAGCCATCGATCCTTTTGGATAGATGCCATGGATCGTCTGAGCGCCCCACGAGATCAGCCAGATCGACGAGTTGTCTGATCCAACACCGCTTCCAGAAACGATGTTCTGGCCGCTTGCTGCCGACAGCGAAGAGTAACGAACGGCCAAGCCGTTGAACTCCTCAGCCGCAAGGCCCGAGTTGCCATAGATCAGCGTCGACTGCATCTCTTGGTTCATCGCCTCAATGAAGGCCTGACCTTCAGAGAGTCGGAAAGATGCTGCGTTTCCGTTAAGCTTTGCGAGCTCAACGTCAACTTCGCACCATGCCTCAAGCATGCCGCACTGCTCGTCGACCTGCGCAGTTGTCGACTTCGAAGGCTGAACGCCCTGGTTGATCAAGCGCCACGCTACTGTCGGGAGGCCTGTGCGGATTGTGGTCCGCTCGCCTGTGGGGAGGTTGCCCTCTTTCCACAGCATGTCGTCGAGCATCTCGTTTGTTTGCGAGAGCATCTCAACGATTGTTGGGATCTTTCCATCTGGATCGAGTCGCTTTGCGATGTCCGCAAGTGTTGCGACGTTTGCACCTAAAGTTGCCATTTAAAACTCCTGGCCCCTAGTTATGGGGCAAAGGAAAAGGGTTATTGTTTACCGTAGAAGAGCTCCTCTGCTGATTTCTTGCCGCCAGCTTGGGCGCCAGGCATCACGAGTTTGTCTTCTGCCATTGCTTTGCCAATGCGAAGGAATGTCCGGATCAGCTCGGGATGATTCCCGTACCCTGACTCGTCGAGGATCTTGGCAAACTCCTCGCTCGCAAACTTGGTCACGACTCGTTTCGCCAGCTCTGCGTTCTCTTTGTACGCTTCGCCGCCGATCTCTTTGTCTTTGAACCCTGATTGCTTCCACTCCTCTTTGACCGCAGTAAACTGCGAATCGAGCGCTTTCGCGTACGAATCGACTGCCAAGTGCTCACGCTCCAAAACCGCCTGCGCCATTTCTTGGCTGAGTCCCTTTTCCTTCGCGTAGGAAGCGACTCGCTCAATGGCCGATTGGTCTAGCGTTGTCCCGTCCGGAAGCTTAAGGTCGTACTTCTCAGGTACGGCCGGTGCTGCTGGTTGGGTTTCACTTGCTGCTTTCTGCGTCTCAGTCTGTGTCTGACTCGTCTCGACTGCGGTTGTACTGGCCGCTGCGGTTTGAGTCTGACTTTCTGCTGTCGGTTCGGCTATAGGTGTTGCTTGAGCCGCGACTGCTGCTGCTTCAGACATTGTCTTCATCTCCTTTTCGGTTTTCTTTGAGCATTAATAAATAGGCGTCTGGTTCTGCGTCGATGATTTCGGCGATGACGAAAAGGCCGATGCTTCGCTTTCCTTCTAAGAAAAAGGTCTCTGAACTGCCGGTGAAGCTCTCGCGATAAACGCCGCACTTCTCCATGAGGCGCCAAAGGAAACGGCGGCCCTCAATTGTTGCGAGAAGCGACCGCATGTCGTTTGCTTCACGATCTCTGCGGAACTTCTCTTTCTGGCTTAGGTCTTGGATCTGGCCCTCGTCGGCGGTGTTTCGTTTGCGACTCATCGTCTATAGACCCTTCTCAAAAGCGGATATGGATAAGAGACGCCGTCTGGGATGAGTGTGATTGTTCCCGATGGCGGAAAGAACGAACCTGCGAACATCGACTTTGGAAAGAATGATGATGCAAACATTAATCACTCACATCGTAAGTAACGGCCGTTCTGTTTCCGTTGCCGTCAACCGTGGCAACGATACGGTTCTTTGAATCGTTCACATCTCTGATTGCGACGGTCGAGGTCTCAGCACCGGATAGCTTTCCGGCCACTGCCGACATGACAATGCGAAGCGTTTCGCGCATCGTGACTCCTGACTCAATGTCGTTTGAATCAAAGAGCTGGGTCGCTAGGTTCTCTGGAGAAAGATCAGTAAATGGCGTGATGTCGGCAGCAAGACTGCCAGTGCCCTTAAGGTTCGCGACAATTGCACCGAGTCCTGATAGGGCGGCGGCAACTGGGATCAAAGCACTCACGCTGCCAGACGCTGAACCTGTACCGGAAAGAGCCGCAGCGAGACTCGATACCGCAGCAAGCTCTGCATCGGTGATAAGGCCTTGGCCGTTTAGATCAGCGGCCATCTGAATCAACTGACTAAGCGCCGCGCTTGATACTTCACCAAGTCCGGTAAGATCAGCAGCGCTCAATCGCACGTTGAGCGGCACGGCCGAGACCGTCGATGTCCCGCGTATCTGAGTGAACGAGGAAAGACCGCCGCCCTTTTGAGCGATCAGCCAAGATCCTGGAGGTTCATATCCCATCGGGATCGAGAAGCTTGTCGGGAGCGAAAGGAATGACCTACGCATCCGATTAGCCTGATTGTAGTTCGCGCGCGTGTCGGCAACTGACGGGCCAGTAATGAAACTGCCCGCTGTCTTATTTAAGACTGAATAGTTGCCAATCAATGCCACAGATCAGCCCCACGCAAAGTCAAGATGACCGTAGAATGCCGAGTTAACTGGCGTTGCAGCGCCATGATAGATGAGCCAATGAAGGTTCGCGCCGTCGTACACACGAGGAAGTGACGGGACTTGGTTTAGGAAGTCACGCTCAGCCGCAACGCCAATCGTTGTCATTGGCATTGTGATCAGAGGCTTACAAAGCGCTACCGAGAATGTCCCGGACACATACGATGCAGATAAGTTGATCTGAGTAATGGCCCGTATTCCAGAGTCACCGCTTGCGAGCGGAATGAATGGGCCATACTTTCCAGAACCAGTGCCGGAATACATAATCAATCCGTTTGCAGCTGCTGTTTTACAAGAAGGCAAAGTCGTTGGCGTCGTAGCCCCGGTATTACCGTCTTGGTCTGTGTAAGTGATCGACAAGTTAGGTGTCGCAGCACCCATGGCAGTCGTTGAGTTAACAAATGCAAAGGCCTGGACTCCGGCGCCTGACGTGTACCTTGGCAATGTCACAGTGTTGTCGGTCGCCTGGTTTCCGGTCGTCGTGACCGACGTCACTCGATAGAATCCAAGCAAATCAATCAGCATCAAAACCGATGGCATCGTGGTCGCAGCCGCACTGAATGCCGACGCGTTTACGATGTGCTTTGTATCGGTCGAGACGTTACCGCCATGCAGGATTCCGCCAGCTCCTGCCGTTGAATCGCTCGTGGCCTGAAACGCTAAGTTCGTGCCAGAGTTGTATATCGTTCCCGCCGCAGGGTTCCCGCCGCCATTTGCAAGACACGACCACTCACCGGCTACAGCCGCCGTTGTCGGCAGCATGTTCTTGTTCCAGTCAGCGCGGTAGAACTTGCCGTTTACCGTGGCTTCCTGAATGAAGTCGTCCATTGATGTAAAACCAGGCATTGAGCCTCCTCAGTTCCAAAGTGTCGTTAGCTCGCCATGGATGTTGACTCCAGAAAGCGATCCGTTCGGAAGACAAATAAAGTTTAAGTAAGCGCCATCTTTAACGACCGGCGCACTGGCCTGCATCGTGAGATAATCAACCTCAACCGGAGCAGTTTGTTCTCTGATCTGAATCGATGCGATTGGCTTTACGAGCACTAAGTGGAATAGTCCGACGTCAGCGCCAGAAATCATCTGAACACCTTCGATTGATCGCACTCCAGTGTCTCCACTTTGAAGCGGCAAGAATGGTCCAGCGGCAGAGGCGTTTGCGTTCTGACCGCTGATGATTGAGCCGACAGCCGTCGCTGTATTCATGATGACAGTCGATGTGAATCGGTCAGCGACGCCAGCCTGATTCGTGTACCGGACTCTGAACGTCTGACCGCCAGCACCTGCGGCGGCGAGTACCGCCATGATCTTTACGCCTTCGCCGTCAGTGTACCGAGAAAGCGAAACGCCGTTAACCGTCGCCTGTTCCTCAGTCTCGCCCATGTCCGCAAACGGATAATAGAGGAGGTAGTCGCAAAGAGTCATCGGCATCGGTAGGCCCGTGGCTGACGACGACATGACGAGCAGTTTTCGAATCACCTTGAGGCTTGGCGACACATCCCCGCCGTGAAGCATTCCACTTGCCGAGCTTTGTGACATCACGGTCGCTTCGAGCGGAGGAGACGCATAATAGAATGGCTTCGGATTGCCACCGCTTGAGGTTAAATCGAACCAGATTCCGGCAGTCGTTACTTGCGACGGTGCCTTCCGGAACTGAGTGTATTTCTCAGCCCCAGCAAGATGCGCATTCACAATTTCACGGACTCCATAGAATCCAGCCATTAGTCCTCAGTCACCGTAAACGTAGAAGCTGGGAACTGAAGCGTGATGCCAGATGATACGCTTCGCGATGCGCTCAACGCTCCAGAATGAAGGATCGTTCCGGCTCCGCTCGACGTTGTGACGATCGCGCAATGGGTTACAGTCTCAGATCCAGACGTACACTCTGGAAATGATATTTGAGCCGCATTTGATATCACGTTTCCAGCAAGTCCAAATCCAGACGCTCGAGTAATAGCCACCCGCGCATAGCCGCCAAAAGCGCACTCGTTAGTGTTTGCTGAGCCAGCTTCGCCAGGATCTGAAGTATAGAGCGCTGCCCATAAGTCAGTGTTTGCAGCCCATGGAAGAGCTGTTCCGACATACATGGCAGCAAGTACTGCGTTTTCTGCGGTATTGGATTTTGACATTAGCCAATCCTTTTCTTGAGTGCGTCGAGCTCAGCCTTGAGTTCTTTAAGAACCTGCTCGATTTCTGATTTCTCTTTACGCATGATCTCGATCTCGGATTCCAAAGCCTTTGCGTCCTGAAGTGCCTTGGCTCTAGCGACTTCAGACGAGGTCTTTGCCTCGTATGCCTTCGTGTGCGCCTGGCCTACGATCTCAGCCGACTTCTCTTGCGCTTGCTTTAAGAGCTGCTCGGCCTTGTCTTTCGCCTCTTCAATGATTGCATCGGCAACTGATTGTTGAGCGTCGGCCTTGGCCTTTGCCTCAGCGAACTTGAGCGCGGCCGACTCTTCGTCGGCACGAAGCTTTTCAACCCGTGCCTTTGTATCCATCGCCGCCTGCTCGAGCGAAGCGACCTGCTCGAGTTCATTTGCGAGCTCAATCAAGCCGCTTAGGGTTCGACCAATTTTTCGAATGTCATCAACTGCTTTAAACTTAGCGTTCGACATTATGACCTCCGCATTAGGATTTGAACCGTTAACGACGTTGATCCATCGCCCGCTGTAATCCGTGGTCGGATGTAGCGGACGAGTTCCATGATGGTCTCGATTTTGGCAGTTGTGATATCGAGTGCGTTTCCTTGAGGATCAGACAGAACTGCGTAAGTGACGCCGTCCATCGATCCCTCGATTCGAACCGATCCGCCAGTGCCCGGCGTTCCAGTGACTTGCACTGTGCGGTCGGCTGATCCTGGCATTTCGATTGGAGCTCCGACGTCTGTTCCGGAAAACGTCATCGGCGTCCATGAATAGACGTGAACTGACGTATTCCCGAACGTCGGCAGTGAAGAGATTGTTGGGGTTATCGTTGCCATTTGTACCTCATTGCGGAGTCAGCGCTCCCGCATTGGCGTTTTGAATTAATCTTGTTAAAGCGTTGTCGCCTTCCATGTCGGCACCGGAAAGGTCTCGCATTGCTGCGGCCCCTTGCTGTACCGTCGCAGCAACTTGCGCTGCTTGCTGCGCTTGAGCGCGGCTCTGTCTGATCTCTGCGACCTTGTCGTCTGATCTGACGATTCCAGGCTGAAGAGACAGACGGTCGCCGTAAACATCGAGGATCTGATCAGTGTCGATCTTGTCGAGCGCCTCTGGGTTGACCGCGGCGATGCCTTGAGCAAAGCCAGCGAACCGTTCAATCGATGCAATCCCCGCAAGCTTCTGCGCCTGAGCCATGATTGAGATGTACTCAACGCGAAGGCTCTTTCCTTGAATGTCTTGTGGCGGTTCTGGGATCAAACCCTGGCGGTCCATGAGCGTGAATGCGATGTCGATCAATGGATCGAGAAGATCCTGATTGAGCTGCTCAAGCACCGGGCCCACGGCTAAGAGCTTCTCTTCTTGTCGAACGTCGACCTCACGCGCTGTGATCTCGCGTCGATCAGTGTTCGAGAGCATCAAGAATAGATCCTCGTAAAAGACGCGCTTGATACGCATCTGATATTCTTGGATGTCCATGACGAGTTCGTTCACGCGAGGGTTGATCTCGTGAGCTGGACGAATCCCGCCGGTGCCTTCTCGTGCGTCACTGAAACTGACATCACCTGGCAATAGGCTGATCTTTTTATTTGCCATCGATGTCGGAGCGACCATCGGCGGGTTGACCATCTTCTCAATGGCCTGAGCTTTCTTTTTCTGCATGAGCTGAAGCGCTCGAATGTCGCCAAGCGCGATCATTCCAGGGCATTCAGTCCCGTAAACATCCTCGCCGGTTACTTCCCAACGTGGGCAAAGCACCGGGAAATAGTCATAACCTGATTCGCGAAGGACCTTGTCTTCATCGCCCGCAAGCTTCGATGCGCCCTTCTCGTAATAGCACGAGCTGAACTTCTTATGTTTTGACTCAACCTTTGAGTCGTCGAAGTCGTCGTTTGGCCGGATCATGTGACAGACGTCGACCCATGCCTCACCGTGACCGCTCTCGTATTGTGAGCGCACAGTGTTTGAGATGTTGTCCCAAATAATCTGTCCCGATCGGTCTCGCTTTCCGAAGCGTGCAACGACTTGCCGCGCGGTCATCCGAAACTCACGATAGAACATATCGACTTTAAGCTTGTCGTTTACCGCAATCGCATACGAGCCGATCGGGAAAACGTAAAAGCGCATGACCTCATCGAAGTCCTCTTCGACCATCATCGCGGCTGTACCGAACACGCCCATGTCGCCGTATACTGTAGGCAGGACATTATAGAGATTCGACTTGATGAACACTGCACTCATCCGCTCGGTGACCGTGTGGAGCCAGTCTTTGACTGGGCCTGATTCCATGAACTGAGGATCTGGAATCGAGAGTCTGAACCACGGGCGAGCTGGAGAAGTGACCCCGGACATCATGCCAGAACGGAGAGTCCGGGCGGCCATTGTTGCCGTTGCGTCTATGATCTTTTGATTCTTGCGCTCGCCACGGTTGTTTTCAGACGTGGTAAAGCGCGGGCGCCTTGGCAGAATATGGTCGCCAAGATCACGCCAGTGCGAAAGAAACGATGAGCGCTCGTTCTCGAGCTGGGCCCGGAGAATGTCGAACTGCTTTCGTTTTGATAGCTCGCCCTTCATGACTGCCATCTATTGCCCCAATAGCGTCTTGCGCCCAGGTACGTATCCAGTTGAGATGCCGCTTGGACCTGTGAGAATTGTCGATGATCTGCCGCCGGCGTTTGCCGACATTGCCCGCTGACGGGCACGAGAGAGGTCGCGACTTTTAATTCGGTCCTGCTGTGCGCGCTGCTCAACCTGCTCATCGATGAGCTTATTTGCAGCGTCGGCCTGCTTTACAGCGGCGTCTTCGCCTTTGTTTCGAGCGTCGTTGAATAGCTTGTTATCTGCGGCATTCAGGACCTCCGAGCCGCCAAGTGTCCAAATCGCATTGTACGTGCGACCTGGATCTTTGAGAACATCGCCGACGGTGCCGCCGATCTTATTTTTTTGACCAAGTGTTGCCACATCGATCACATTGTTCCCAATATTAGTCAGTACGTTTGAAACAGAAGGCATCCCGCCCATGTTCACATCTCCAATAGAAAGCTGCGTTCTTGCAGCCTGAATCCGTTTCTGATCATGAACTCGTCGCTGACTGGGCTATGAGACTCGAGGTTGCAAGTGACCCAATCGGCGTTCTCAGCACCGAACTTCTTGAACTCTTGAAAAAGTAGAAAGCCCGCGCGAGTGCCGCGGTGATTCTCGTTCACCCACCAGAACGTCTCTGAAAGAACGATGATGTCGGGGTTGAACATGTGCGGAGAAAGAATGCCTGAGATGAACCCAATAGGGCCGTGCTGTGAGTGGTGAGCCACGGCAAAGAAGTGATCCTTGATGATTGTGGTAAGGCCTTCGGTTGCCATCTCCTCGTTTCCGAGAAGTGACAGTTTGGTGCCAAAGAACTCGGCGAACTTCTTAAGCTCACTGAGCAACCAGGGGATGTCTTCTGTTGTGGCGCGCTTGATCTCAATGGACATCTGAGGCCAAGTGTAGAGTATAACTCCACACTGACAAGTCCTAAAATCACCAATCAGTGTTGGGATTTTCTTTTCTGTCGGCGAACGGGTCCCAGTCGGACACGATATTTGGCTGATGAAACAGCGTGCTCATTGCCGAAGCCTCGCGACTTGGCGCCTCGGGCATGGCGAATGTGAGGCATAGTGCGTCGGCCAAATCCGGCGAAAAGCCCAGCCGCTTCTTGATCTGCTCCTTGGGTTCGAGCAGAAACTTGCCGCCTTGAAACGTATATGTCGGAGCGCACAATTCCTTTTTAAGCTCAGGCATATTCGGCAAAGCACCAGCCCGCTTCACCCAATCGGCCATCAGAAACCACATCTCGGCCCGCTTGTTTGCGTACCGGTCATCTATTGATTTGCCGGCGAACTGCACTTCGATCGGGCTATGCCCAGCCTGAAGCAATTGATCGATGACGCCAGACCCGTAGCCGCCGGTCCCGTCAATCAGTTCAAGCTCTGACTTCCATTTGAACTTTGCTTGAGCTACGCGGGCCGCAATCTCTGGAGTCCTTGCCCCACGCATTATGACTGGCTTAAAGGCAAGCAGACCCTGCCTTGGGAAGATAACCGTTCGATCGTCACCGAATCTTGCGACGTCAACCCCGAGCCGTTTCTGTGCGTACGCGACTGCGTCACCCTCAGCCCGTCTACTCATTGAGGCCTCAACCTCATCAAGACTTAATAGCGTGTTGAATCCGTGCGGTGGGAACTGTCCAAGGATCGTCGCCATGACCCATGGATTTGATCGACCATAGATTCTGATCTGTTCTCTTGCGTGTTCAATATCAACACGCGGCGTCCGGTTCGGGTCGTCTGGATCGGCTGTGATCGTGATGATCGCCCACTGCGATGCCTCTTGCGTACAGATATGGTAGAGGAGCCCAGTCGTCGACGTCGGGTTCCCGGCACCTGCAATCAGACCGTCGATAACGCCGCCGGTGAATATCTGCGTTGCCTTTTGAATGAGTCCGATAGGCATGTCACCGATCTCATCAAGCAGAATGAATGGGAACTCAGAGTGAAGACCTGAGAGCGAGCGGCCCATGGCTTCGGTATCGGCGTCTTTAGCGTACGACCTGGCCGATAGAAACCACGTCTCAGGATGGTCCTTTGCGGCAATGCGCTCCTGATTCCAATTGAATGCGCTCTTTAAGAATGGAGATCGGCTCTGCCATTTCGCAAGTTCGGCCCACAAGTTATCTCTCAAGTTGTCGCGGCCTTCGCCTGACAGCGCTGCACCTTTTGGATGCTGCCCGCGATCGGCGAAACATGAGAGCCTATGCCATCCGATCCATGCCAAAGCTGCCGACTTACCTGGACCGGTACAAGCTTTAAGACCAAGCCTGCGTCGTGGGTTTGAGTCACCACCAAGCTTTGATAGCGCGTCGGCCTGCCACGCATCCGGCTCAACGCCGAACACATCGCGAACGAATAGGACAGGATCACGACGCCACTCGCGAACCCGTCTTGCGGCGACAGGGTCAATCATTAGAGATGCTTTACTTTAGGCAGCCAAATGGTCGTCTCCGGAGCGTTTGACTTAGAGACTTCGCGCGCTCGATTGATCATCGCCATTGCGTAACCATGAGCCGCGGTAACGTCTTCGCCGCCTGAGTTGATCATCTTTGCCACGGTTTCAAACGTAGGGTTTGCCTCGATCTTGACCTTGCCGTCGGCTGAGTCCTCAACCGTGATTGTGATCTTTGCCATCACTCCCCCTCGATTTCTTTCTTTTGCGAGGCCACAACGAGCGCCTCGAGTGTAACGGTGCCGCTCACTTCAAGCTTTTCGGTGAAGAGTTTGAGGTGCTTCCCGAGCATTTCGAGCGCCTTGGTTTTGTCCCAGAACTTGAGTTTCTTGGTGAGACCGATCTGATAGCGGTCTTGACCAAAGCCATCAAACAGCTCGTCGATCTCGATTGATTGAATCGCCCGGCGCACGTCTGTTGGGATATCTTTAAGCGGCTTTAAGCTGCCATCATCTTTAAACGCTTCGCCAATATCGGACGTCGCAATCCGAAGTAGCTCACGTAAGACCGTGTCTGATTCGACCTGCACTCTCGCGAGCCTGTCTCGATTGAGCTCGGCGATCCGTGCTTGGATATGATCCTCAGCAAGCAGCATTGAGGCTTGAGTCTTTGCCGACTTCTCGGAATAGCCCGCGCGAATGGCAGCATCTTGACCGCATAGGTCTTTAAGGTACTCGCGGCAGAAGGCGTCTTGCATTGGGGCTAGCGACTTAGACATCGTCAACCATCCTGCCGATGACGAGATCCTCTGGCGTGATGTCGATTTGCATGTCTCGCGCAACTCTCAAGATCGCCATCTGTGCCTTGCCTGGCACACGCCCATCAGACCCTTTTCGTGACCTCGGCCGCTTCCAGGCGCAGACAGAACCGGCATCTCTTCCGATGGCTCTGGCCGCAGCATGGACGCCGCCGAATGCGTAAATCACATATTCGGCTGGACTGAGCAGTTTCACGTAAAGTCCCCCCAACATTGGGCTATTCCCTACAGTGTAGAGTTTTACTCCACACTCTTGTCAACTTGCCTACTGTTGGGATTTAAGACACAATGAGTCAATGAAGCATGATGTGGAGTGGTTTAAGCGGAAGGTCGCAGAGACGCCGGAGGGCAGTCAGCGTCAGCTCGCGCCGAAGCTTATCAACTCCGAGGGCCGACCAATGGACGTCGGCTCACTCAATAAGATCATCAACGGCAAGCAGCCGATGTTTGTCTCAGACGCGGTTCAACTCGCGAAAGCTTTTGGCTGTGACATTACCGAAGTGATCCGCCGGGCGGGGTTTCGGACTTAAGCGCACGCTCATACATATCCACAATCCATTGCGCATTCGGCTCCCAGTCGGGTCCTTCCAAGTAATACTTTCTAACGGCTTTCATACATCGTTCACGTGATTGATTCAGCGTGGCCCAATGGCCGTGATCTCTGAGCCACACATAAACGCAAATGTAATTGAGCCAGTCCTGCACCTGGCCTTCGCTGCGCTCGATCTTTCCGCCATCAGCTATGCGCCACGAAAGATTGAACAGCCATCCTTGAATGATGTTCACTACATTTAGGAACCTGTAGTGATGATGCCAAGCGGCCCATAGGCCTGCGCTCATAATCGTTTTGGTTCCTGGGATCAGGATTCTTGGGCCAAGATGAACTGGCAGCATGGTCCTTGCTAAAACAAGAGGAAGAACCTGATCGGCCGACGTATCTTGTTCATGCCATATTGAGTTTGGATGGCGAAGAAATCCGATCGAAGTCCAAAATTGACCCAACGATACACCAAGGACGCCGTTCAAAAGTTCATAGCGCGCAGTCTCAGCACAGCTATCGCCAAGATTTCCAGGATGACCTTCTGGATACTTCTCTCTGATTAGGCAGCCGAGTGAATCAAATTTTGCCATTCACATTCCTGCTCTCTCTATGATTTCCAATATATCTCCACGGTACGAAGATTCTGAATACCTATCCCCGCAAGCACAATTCATTTGTTCTGCTATCGTTTTTATTTTCTCAATCACGCGCCTCTGCGTTGCGATGGTTTCAATGTGTTTCTTATTTGCCTCGAATAGACGGTCTACTTTGTCGTATGGCCTTCCAAGTTCAACTTTCAGCTGTGCAATATCCGCCTTCAATTCAGCAACGATGCGCTCGTGGTCTTTTACCGGCATGACTTCTATCCTTCTTTCACCATCACGGGCCGTCCTGACCTCTTCATCAACCTCGATTGCAACGTCATCAAGAAGGTTGCTGTCATCTGAACAAAAATATATGTCCCATCGTTTCACTTCACCGTTACTCACTTCTCACTCCCCGATTCATCCATATTCTTCTGCCAATAAGCTATGTACTCTATCATGTCAGCGCGACAAAGATCCTTCACTTCGACACCGCAAACCCATGCAGCGAACTGAGCCAGTTCTTTATACTGAGCATTGAACATCTTCACTTTGTCACGCGGGATGGTGACGTGGGGATTAGTGAAGATTTCTGGCAACACCTCTTGAACGACAGGAACGTCCATACGCGGCCAAGACTCTTTCATAGCCTTGAACAATTCTCGACCACACTTCTTACACTCTCGCGGAGGCGGGGCTGATGGAGTTGATGGACGCCAGTCGCTCGGGATTCCGCCAGAGTCCGGCGCGTGACCTTCCTTACTCCACATCTTTGCCTCCACTCCCGCTTTCGTCCGAATCTATAGTCCTCACTCCGACCAGCTTGGCACTGTGAGTGTCGTTATTCATTCTTGATGGAGACCAAGACAGCGTTCCCATGTTGTTTTCGCCGCCGTGAACAGTCTCGCACTTCTCTATCTGCGCGGCGGCCCAGGCGACGCCTTTCAGGAATCCTTCTGAATAAGGTCCAATATATTGGCCACAATCATCCGCATACCTGATTGCCGCCTTCTCCGCTTCCTCATCTGTCCAAGGTGTGTGGCTCATGGGGTCTCCAATGCTTTGTTAATCTCTACAAGCATCCGTTCAAGCTCCTCTTTAATATCTTTAGGAGTATGACATTGCCAATTATAGTCGTCGGCCTTGAGTTTTAAGATTTCCAGCTTCATTTTAATTAGTGTGAATCTCTCTGTCAGTATCATGGCTTCCCACCCTCCAGCGCTTCGCGGGCTGCTTTGCCTGCTATGATTTGCAAAATATTTGGCGACCACTCGTCGTGTTGATAGCTGTATGAATCAACATCGCCAATGATGGTCATAATAGCCTGATGCAACTCATCCTCTCTAGTTACTCTCCAGCTTTTTATATCAGCATAAAACATCAATGCCTTCTCGTATCGCTCCAGCCTATCGAGAATCTCGATGATGGCTTGCGGATTGGCGGCCTTAATGAATTGAAACCT